AATTTAATTAATTAAATATTTAAATAATAAATAATAAATAATAAATAATAAATAATAAATAATAAATAATAAATAATAAATAATGAATATTCATTTATGTTTTGTATTTGATAAACCACATTCCTTGTAAAAAACAATCAGACAAATCGTCTTTTTTCGCATGTTTATTAAAAAATGTAGTCCAAGCATTAAATCTACAATCCGTTGTAATAATCTCTAAACAAGTTTGAATTCCCAATTTTTTCCGCTGTTTATAATCCAGTTTTTCCTTCTTTTCTACCTTTTCTACCTTTTCTACCTTTTCTACCTTTTCTTCTTTTTCTTTCGGTAAAAAATCCTTTAATTTATTGGAAGCGCTAATAAATTCAATTTGAATATTATTATTTTTCATAATAAAATATTGAGATATCATACCTTGTATTGTTTTCATTTTATTTGCTATCGGTCCTATTTGATTTTCAATAATAATAGTATCAATAGTCGATAAATGGTCACAAAATATTTCGTCGAATTTATGTTGGAGGTTTTTACCAATTGTAACTAGGTCTACTTTGCTAGCATTTGTTTTTTCAATAGAAGCGAAACAGTTGTTAGTTATAAACTCGTTTATTAATGAAATTAATTTTGCTTTTTTAATAGGATTCTCATATTTAATTTTATATTTGTCGGCTATATCCATCAATGTTTGGAGTTTTTGTTTATTTAAATAAGATGGTTTAAGATCAGCGCTTGGTTGTAAAAATGGTTGTTTCTTTGAATGTTTTAAACAAAAACATTTTCCATCTTTTGTAAACTTGGCTGGTTTATCACACAATCCATTTTTATCAACTTCAATACACTTGCTTTCTGTCTTTTCACTTAAATTAATATTATCCCATTTGATAATTGTGATATGTTTTGATTCTAATTTGTCAATTGGTATTATAACGGGTAGTAATTCAAAGAGACAAAATGATAAATTTTTAATACCAACATCAACACTGAGAATTTTCATTTGTAATACTAAATTATCATAAGTTAGTATTATATTGTTTTACAATAACAAATAAAAAAGAAACAATAAAGAAACAATAAAGAAACAATAAAGAAAGAAAAAGAAAGAAAAAAAAAGATTATTAAAATGCTATTAAAAGTTTGTAGGAATAGAAGGCGAAATCATTTTTGATTTCATTTGTATCTTTGTCGTATATGCTTGTTTTAAATCACTATTTCTAAATCCATATTCTGGATTAACAGTATCGTGTGTAGATCTATAAAGATATGGACTGCTGTTAGTTGTATTTGTATTTAATACACTATATGGATTGTTTCCCGAATCATTAATTGTTTGCATAGTGTTAAATTTCATTATTTGATTAGCATTTTTTTGCATATATTGCCTATATTTCCAATTAGAAGTAATTTTATTGTCAGCATTCATTTTTTGGTTAGTTAAGTCTGTTTGCCATGGACTGTTTGATATAGGATCTATAGTATAATAAGTATTATTCATATTATACTATATAAAGAAAATATTTGACATCATTTTATTCATTATCTAGCATTTTATTCATTGCCTAATTTTATTCATTGCCTAATTTTATTCATCGCCTAATTTTATTCATCGCCTAGCAATTTAAGAATTTCATTTTTTTTTAATTTGGAGGCATCTAAAGTAACACCTTTACTAACAATAACTTCCCTTAGCTTATTAAGTGACATTTTTTTATAATCGTTCTTATTGGCTCCTATTTCTTCTAAACTTAATATGCCATTATCAAGTCCAGTAATCGACACGTTTTTTAAAAAGTTATCATCTTCTTTCGTATCTTCGGCTAATAATTGAATATCTGTTTCTTCAAGAGTTGCTTCAAAATCAGCTAAATCTTGTACATCATCGAAAGTTAAATTGTTTGTTTCTTTAAAAGAGTTGTTGTCTTCATCTATTTCTTCGTATGCGATTTTTACAGGAGATTCGTCAATCGCTAAAGTTAAATTAAGTCTTTTAATATATTCTCCTCTTTCTTCTTCGGAATCATCTTCTTCATCTTCGTCTTCGTCTTCCAAATCTTCGTCTTCCAAATCTTCCGATTCATCGTCATCTTCCAAATCTTCTGAATCATCATCTGAATCGTCTTCTTCATCAGACACATTGATTAATTCTTCTTGTCCTTCTCTTCCACCACCGAATCCACTCATTTGACTAGCATATTGAACTTGATCAACTACTGGCAAATCTTGAGTTGATAATTTTTGTTGTAACATATTTAATTTACTTCTAAAGAATTGCGATTCTTCGGCCATTGTAGAAACTAATCCAATCATTGAATTAAGTTTATGATCTTGCTCTCCCATTCTGTAACTAACATAAGCAAAAATGCCACCAATTAGTATAATAATTATAGCAATGCTAAATAAAAATGATGTGCTAAGTATATCGGAAATTGCCATTCTTAAAAAGGAGTAATATATTATATTTTTTTTTAAAACGAATTATTTGTTTCTATATTTTTGTATTGTCTAAAATCTCTTTGGGATAATTCATATCTTTTAATACTTTTAATCCCCCTTTAATTTTTGAAATTCCTTCTTCGATCAAATACGTATATTCAAAATTGTCGTTTTTTTTTACAGTTTTCATACTATAATTTTTAATCAGTTTATTTTTTGATAGTTTTTTACACAGTTTGTAATAATGCGTTGTTAACAGACACGTTACATTCTTATTCTTAACAATGTAATCCATAAAAGCAAATGCACTAACAACCGCTTCTTCTGGATTTGTCCCTGAAAATAATTCATCAAATATACAAAAATGCGTTTTATCGGGTTCTAAATTAATCGAATCAATAATTTCTTTACATCGTCTTGCTTCTGCTTGAAATAAACTGTCTCTCCCAGATGTATCTGGTATATTTAAATAACAATAAATATTATCATATGGGCAAAGTTTTAATGATTCAAAACATCCATACCCTATTTGTTGAGACAAAATAATATTAATTAATGCTGTTTTCAATGTTGTTGTTTTGCCTGATGCGTTAGGACCTGTAATAATCATATTTTTATTCAAATTACAGTCATTTTTAATTATGTTTTGCTCCTCATCATTGATTAATTTTGGGTAATACATTTTTTTAAATACAGGTTTTTTCTTTTTATTGGTCTTTTTCTTAGTATCTGTAAAAACGGTTTTCACAAGCTTATTTTCTATTATGTTAGTTTTAACTTGATTGATCATACTAAAATATCCATTAAATCCAAAAGAGTATAATAAAGCATTATTATAAATATCATTGTCGTATAATTTATAAAACACACACATAATATGTCCTATTTCATTGATTTTTGAAAAAGAAAATGTAAATGGTGAAATCTTATTTATCTCTTCATATAATTTTACCAATACGTTTTTGTTTGATTCATTAACATTATTAAATTCGTTGTATTTTGTTAGTTTACAAGACTTGGAAGAATGGTAATTCATTAAATCTATAGTATGAGCAATATATTTCTTAAATTTAAAGAGATAATTATGTATCTTCTGTATATTGGAATAAAACCGAATACAAATCAGAATATTTTGATAAATGGAAAATAAATAGAACGCAGACGAAAGAACCAAATATAATTTTTGACTATTGTCAACGTCTTGAAATTGAGTAAATACTTTGAATATCGCGTGATTTGATATAATAGTTTTCAATATTTCAAGATATTGTTTAATATTTAGCTCAATGCCTCTTATTTTAACAATAAAAAAAGGAACAATAAGAACAAAAATAGGAAGACAAAGAGATAAAATAGGGGAAGCAATATTATAAATACTCATCAACTGTAAAAAAGACGAATTTTTATTAAGATCGTTTGCGAATTTCCAGTCAATATATAAGTATTTTTCCCGAAATCCTGTTTCTGATTTTATTTCTTCCCACGAACTAACAATATCATTTAATTCAAAATCACCAAAATTGTGTTTATTATTAATAGTATTTATTTCTTCTTGTTCTAAAGATTGTATTAAATTTTGCGTATCCTTTAAATATTCTGTGTCGGTTGTGTAATGACTGGCAAATTGATGAACAATCTTTTTTGATGGTTTGTTAGTTAAATTAAATACATTGTCATATATAGACGATTCTTCTTTGTCTATTGACGTGACTAACTCAAGATCATTTACAATTGTTTCATTAAGTTTTTTAGAACAATTATTGTACATAATCGGAATTTTAAAAATGTCATTAACACTATCTAAACTTGAATTCAATTTTATGTCGATCATTGTTTGTAAAATAGAATATTTTATAATAATCTATTTTACGAATTTCTATAATGTAAACTTTTCTTTACTACGTTAAATACTTTGTTATAATATTTACCTTGTTATAATATTTATATTTGAAAGTTTCCTGGAAGTTCCTCAATTTGTGTATTATAATAAGATTCAATCTCCTTCATCTTAATAATATCCCTTCTAGTAATAAAAGTAATACCAGTTCCCTTTCTACCCCATCTACCAGATCTACCAATGCGATGAAGATAACTATGAACATCCCTAGGTAAATCAAAATTAATAACAACACTTACTTGTTGTATATCAATTCCTCTAGAAGTAACATTCGATGAAATAAGAACTCTTGCGGTTCCATTTCTAAATTCTTTGAACGACCTGTCTCTTTCAAATTTGTCCATATTGCTATGAATACAACAAACTGGAAACCCGTCTTCCTTCATAGCTTCATATAGATCCATAACACGCTTAACGCTATTAGAATAAATAATACATTGCGCAAGAGTAATATGTTGATAAAGATCCTTTAATGTAAGATACTTTTGTCTATCATCTTCTACTGCTACATAATATTGTTTAATTCCCTCAAGAGTAAGACTTTCGGCTTTAACGCTAATTTTAACCGGATTTCTCATAAATTTATTAGTAATTTGGTAAATATTGTTAGGCAATGTCGCGCTAAAAAGAGCAATCTGAACATCTTTATTAAGATGCTGAAAAATATTATAGACTTGGTCTTTAAATCCCGACGATAACATTTCATCGGCTTCGTCAAGAATCACTAATTTAAATTTATTAGCATTGATATGACGTCTTCTAATCATATCAAACACTCTTCCGGGACATCCAACAATAATATGAGGAGGATTTTCGCGAATTTCGTTAGCATCTTCATCGATGGAAGAACCACCAATGACCGTTTTGATACGAATTCCAGTAATCATATTAGATAACCCGTGAATTACCGATGCTATTTGTTGCGCTAGTTCGTGCGTAGGCGCCATTATAAGAACCTGACTTGAGTTTTCTTGTACATTCACTCTTGAAAGAGCCCCAACCGTAAAACAACCCGTTTTGCCAGTTCCAGATTGGGCTTGTGCGATAATATCCCTGCCTTCTTTAATAGGAGCAATTCCTTTGCTTTGAATTGGACTCGGCTTTTCAAAACCATGACCATAAATACTTCTTAAAAGATCAGGATTCAAATCCAATTCGTCCCATGTGTTATAAATTCTAATTTCTGATTCTGATTCTTTTACTAAATCCCCGTCTTTGTTATTAATAACTGTATTATTAATAACTATATCATTTGTATTTTCAATTGACATTGTATATAATATTATATACGTTGGTTTTAAGTGTATTTAAGCTAATATAATATTTTATTAAAAAATTGATTTAAATAAATTACTATATAGTTTAAGTATACAGATATAATGACAACCACTTTGAAATACAACCTTCGTCAAATTAGCGATATTGCTTGTTCTGGGTTTCAATTTGAAATGTCAGAAGATACTTATAATATGATTAATTATTTATCTATGCAAGTTGGTGCTATTGGGTTAACGTCTCCGACTTTTGTTAGACAAAAGAGAGATCCTGTCGAATCGTCTGCAAAGGATATAGATAATGATTTCTCTTCCTCTTCTTCCTCTTCATCTTCCTCTTCTGCTAATATAAAAAATAAGAAAAAGAAGGGTAATAGAGGAATGGAGGTAAGTGGCGAAGAATGGGAAACTATTAGAACATTTCAAACTACTAAAATTGAACAAAAGTCAGGAATTGATGGAGATATTGATCATATTCGTTTGCTACTTAATAAATTAACAGATAAGACATTCTTAGATATGAGAGAAAAGATTGTTGAAAGGCTTAATAAGATTTGTATAGAATTTTCGAGTGATTCTGATTATAACAAGGTCGGTAATACTATTTATGAATTCTGTTCAACGAATAAATTTTATTCAAAGGTTTTCGCTGATCTGTTTGCTGAGTTGTGCGTTCAATACCCGTGGATAATGCCAATATTTAATGAAAAATACGCTGATATTATGTCTCAATATAGTGATATTCAGTATGTCGATTCTGAAAAGAATTATGATGGTTTTTGTGATATGAACAAGAAAAATGATAGACGTCGTTCAGTTACAACATTCTTAATGAGTTTAGCAAATAATGGATTCATTAAAAAGGAAGGCGTTATTAAAATTTTAAGAGATCTATTGGAATTGGTATCTAATATGATTGACAAACCTGAACATAAAAATGAAGTAGATGAGTTAACTGAAAATATTGCTATCCTCTTTAACAAGGATATGATAGATGAAGTAAGTAATAACTCTAAAGATTTGTGTATTAATGGAAAAACAATTGTTGAAATTATAAATAGTTTAGCAAAGGCGAAAGCAAAGGATCATCAGAGCTTATCAAATAAGGCAATCTTTAAGTTTATGGATTTAATTGAAATGTAAAAAGATGTAAAATGTAATTGTTTTGTAAACTTGTTAAAAAAAACGAGTTAAACAATTAATTATAAAGTATAATATAATTTGATGAATACTACTGCTAATACTACTGCTAATACTACTGCTAATACTACTGCTAATACTACTGCTAATACACCTAATAATATTACTTTTTTTTTTGAAGAAAATATTGATGACACTCATTTAGAAAATAATTATGAAATACAAAATATGTTAAAAGAGTTTGAAGATGAATGGACCAAAGAAGGGGTCAAAGAATGGGCGTTTAACCCCGTAAAAGAAGGATCTGTAAATACCATAAAGGATTTATTAAAAATATGTCAATATTATGGCATTGATAAAGATATAAAAGCATCAAAATGTAAAAAACAAGATATTATATCAACTATTGTGTTTTTTGAGAGTTTACCTGAAAATGTTAAAAT